GTATCTACAGTACTCTGGTCCACTAGATACAATAGATTTACAGTATGAAATAACAAGTGGTAACTCACCAAAAGAAATTAAGAAGGCTTTGGGAGAGCTAGAATCTTTAGAGAATGACTTTGAGAATCTTACTAGAGCGGAGTTAGAAGTTCTCAGAGCTTACCTCTCAATCAAGGATGACTTGAAAGAGTTGGAGGTTTATACAAAACAATATGAATAAGGGGGCATCAAGCCCCCCTCTTTTTATGTATCATCATCTAACATATAATCTGCCCAATCATATGCTTGCCGCTTTATTTCTCGCATATCGTTACTCGACCTAGCCCCTGCCAATAGACCAGTTAGAGCCTGACCTGCCAAGTAAATCCTTGCAGTCAGGCTTTTTGCTGTAGGAGCTTTACGCTTTTGCTGAGTAAACTTTTTTGCTTCTTTCTCTAAGCTCTCTTTCAATTACCAGCTCCTTGTTTTTGAAATAGGCTTTGTTAAAACCCATCTCCCAATCCCTGTTATCTTTTGTATTAACTTGGTAGGGATTACCCAAGTTACCTCTGAGGAAGGATTGGTATCCTTCGTTAAACGGTTTCATCTTTTGCTTTGATGCTGTATTAGTGCTTCTAAGTACCATCTTGCTTTCTTCAAATCCTCTAGACCATTTTTGTAACGCCAACGATGTAAGTACTTCGCAACGTTGCCCCGATAATAACCGATAAGTTCCTCGTCTGTCAAGATGTCTTTGATGTAATCAATACACTCAATGTTACCTTGACCATAGTGAGGAGGTTGGTTTACGTTATCTGTCATAGTATAATCAACTCCGCTTCTGTGTATGGAATGTGAAAGAACAACTCGCCTGGTCTGATGTATCTACCCTTTGCCTCACCAAGGCTTTCCTTAGTCAACAAGAAGTCTCTGATACGCCAAGCTTGCTTGAGGTCTTTACGAAAGACGTAGAAGTTAAGCACTCCATTCTCACCTTGGTACTTATCAAGTAGACGTTGCTTACGTTCTGGAATACGTATCTCTCTCCAGTGTGTAGGCCAGTCACCATCCCAAGCTACCTTTACCTCAGCCTCATTAAAGTAAGTATAACCATGCTTCTGAGATACAACATCTACATTGTAGTTTTCTTCAGTGTTGACTAACACATGCCCCTTCTTAGTGAGGTACTCTGTCAAAGCATCCTTAGCTTGTGAATCGTATGCCTCATACAGTGCTCTATTAAACGCTTTTCTGACTGGCTTGCCCATGTTCTAAATACTCCTTTAGGTCTGTGTACCCACCAATATGAGAACCCGAAGGGCTAAAGATCTGAGGTACTGTGGTAATACTAGAACGTTTTAAAAGATAAAGCAACCACGAACTAGATTTAGATTGGATATTATATTCGGTGTATTGTAGGTTAGCTCCTTTCAACAAAGCCTTAGCTTGATCACAAAAGTTACATTGGTCACGAGTGATCATTACGTACATCTTGTCTCCATTTCAATTCATACAACAGTTTCTTTTGTTCGTAGTCAGACATGATCATCCAGTCACGTATCTCATCTACGGTTCGTAAACACCCTGCGCAGTATCCATCTTCTATTCGACAGACCTTTACACAGGGTGAAGGTGTAGACCCTACACTAGGTCTACGATTTCGCATGAGTCACCAGAGCAAGCCATAGTTTGCATTGCCACAGTGTTGTCCTCTTGTTCATACTCTGAAAGCTTTGACCAGTCAATAGCCTTTGGCATTAACTTTAAAAGTTCTTTGTACTCACGTTCAGTGCAATCCTGATACGGTGCTTGCTGATAGGTGTGATCAGAGTGTGGTAAGAAAGACACACCTGACATTTCATCAAAGTGTTTGTACACAAAGGCACCCACGTCTAACCATTCAGAGTCACGAACTGAGATAGTCACCGATGGTTTATGCTCACACCAGTTACGTTGATAAGCCAACCACATCTCTAACTGTTCGATAGCTGACATGTCGTTACGAGTCACAGCTTTGTTAGGTGACTTCTGAGGGAAGCTAAACACTGTAGTAGTGTCACCCTTAAACACACATGGCTCATGAGGAATGCCTTGATCTTTCATGAACTGAGTAAGAGGATCTTTGTTGTCTCCTCGTACAGTCCTAATGTAAAACCGTGAGTGGCGAGCATGGATACCAGATGCTGAATCCACAAGCTGAGAGACAGTGCCGCTTGGCTTAACGCATGTGATAGCAGCAGATACAGGGATACCAAGACGATTAGCCCACTCAGCATTAGTATCAACAGCCACTTGGCGAAGATGAGCAAGTGTTTCATTGAGTCCTTTGTTCTTTCCAGTCAGCAGAGGGTTGTCCATTATCCCCGTGAGTGACACACCAAGCAGTCGTTCGGCTTCTGTGTTGTCTCTCCACACCTTTCGCAGATATGGAAACTTTGTGTAGGTCGATTGGATAGTACCCAGAATTGTTGCCAGACGGACTTTTCTTTCCAAGTCCTCGATAGTATCTGTAGCACGTACGACACACTCGGTAAGGTTGCAGAACTGATATGGGCGAAGAATGATTTCACTGCAAGGGTTAGTCCCAAACTCGTAATCACTATCACGTCTACCATATTTTGCAGCTTGTTTCTTAGATGCTTCACGATTGAATACTCCTCGTTCTCCTGACTTAGACTCAACCAAAGCTGTCCATTCACGCATGAAAGTTTCTACGTCAGGCTTTTCTGTATAAGATACAGAGTTGTTAGCTAGTGCACGGTGAGCTGCTGTCTCCCACCACTGACCAGACTTAGCATGACGCATACGGTCATCACTTAGATTAGATAGAGAGATCATAGCTGATCGACGTACGCCACCAACCACAACGATCTGTCCAATGAAACACATTAGGTCATGGCACTCAATGCTTGAGAGCTTACGACCTTGTGCATTTTTAAATGTAGACACAGCGAAATTAAACAGTTCAACCAAAGGCGCTGGGCCTGATGCTCTACCGCCAAAGGTTTTCAGTCTTGCACCTGCAGGACGTACACGAGAGACATCCCACTGAGGAATCTCACCAGCCCACAGAAGAGCTAGAACTTGGCGTAAAGCTTTAGCCCAACCTTCCTTGCTGTCTTTTACGACAACTACAGTATCACTCTCAAACAGCTCTGGTACTTCAGGTAGTTTGCTAATGTACTGGCGTTCAACAGAGAAGCCTACACCTGTACCACATAAGAGGATGAACATAGCTTCATCAAAAGACTTAGGGTCATCTACTGGTAAGTACGAGCAGTTATACCCTGCTGTGTTGTCACGTTCTAGTGCAGGACCAGCAGTCATCATAGCTCTCATAGATGGCATGATCTCTAGGTTCAAGATAGCATCGTGTATTTCTTTTTCAACAGCACCCCAATCAAACTCATAAACTTCCTTGCTTACAGGTCCGTCAAAATCATTGTTGGGTAAAGCTTTGTAGACTACCTCATAGATGTATCTGTAGACAGTTTCGTCCCAGTTCTCACGTCCCTTACCATCAAAGTATTTTGCATACCGTGACTTGTGAATGAAGGATTGATAGTCTGTTGGTAATAGGTTACTCATCTCTTATCTCCTGAACCTGATAGTGTACCTCGTGCTTTACGACCGTAGAGTTTCTCTAGGTTTTGAAAAGCAATGTCATGCAAGTCAATATTAAGATCACGGGACAGTGCAGCTAGATACCACAACACGTCACCGATCTCTGCAGCAATACCTTGTCGATCAAAGTTGTTGTCACGAATCATCTTCTTGACTTTGTTTGCAACTTCACCTGCCTCACCTGCTAGACCAAGGGCAGGGTAGAGTATACTATGTGTACTGTTGTAGATAGCAGTCTTAGCTGCTGCCTTTTGGTACTGATCCATAGTCATACGTTCTTTAAAAGCTTCGTTGTAATAATTCCAAGCTTCTAAGTCTGATTCATTCAACATTCTTTACCTCACATTCTTCCACAATTACATCGTCTATATCATATAGACTAGCTTCGATTAGTTCTTTTATCACATCAGAGTTATCCCCAAAGGTCTCAAGAAAATTAGCCTCGGGGTCTACTTTTATTTTTATTGATAGCTCAAACCTCATTCGAAAGACCCCTAGTTATACGCACTAGTGCCATCCATGTCAATTACAATCGGATCAATGCTCTTCATAAAATGCTTCTTCCATTCGTAAGCATCATCGAAGTCCTCGAACCAAAAGTTATCTTCACCAATTACACCATCTATCTCTGTCCTACATACCATAAAATACTTAGATCCATCAGGTGCCATTTCAAGTTCTGCATCAGATACTTCTTCAATAGCTATTGGACCTTCCGTAACTCCCCAGATCTTCACTTCCATTTCCTTAATAACTCCATGTAATGATCTATACTAATCATTGTAATCCAGTCCTTCCTATCTGCACGAAAGAATACAACTGGTTCTCCTTTGCCATGCTTACTGGCTTGTTCAATATAATCGTAGGCCATCTTCATTCCAGACTTCCTACGCTTTACTTCAATAGTAATAGGCATCTTCTTTCTAGCTGCAGGGGACAGCTGGATATCTTCCCCAGTGTCCCCCATAGTTGTGGACTTTATGTCATCAGGCTCGAACTCAGGAAAGGTTTCTAATAGCTTGTCCCTGATTTCATTTTGTCCACCACGTCCCTTTGCTTTAGCTGCCCGTGTCATCAAACACCTCTTCTACCTTTGGTTCTTTCTCTACATGTACCAGATACTCAATACCGTATGAGTACTTAAACATACGTAGGTTAGGCCAGCAAGCTTTCTTATACTCACAGAACTGACAAGACTTATCTAACTTAGTATTAGGACTTGCCTTACTTGCAGGTACAGGTTGAATACGGTCAGTAGGAATGTCACCTGCAACTAACTCTTTAGCTGCTAACATTTCCTCTTCCTTAGTCTTAAGATCTTCTGTGAAGTCATGTACATCTAGGCATATCTCACCACTGACTTTATCAATCGCAAGGAATGCACCATGCGTCTTGTCTGTAACCAGTGGATCATCTTTACCTGCATAGACATAAGAACTAAGCTGACTGATGTAACCAAAGGCGTCATTCTCACGTAGTGTACCTTCCTTAAACTTCTTGAAAGCGTACGGGCTACAAGACTTAACATCAACAGTCATACCATCAATCACACAGTCACGGTGACCCCGTATGCCATGAACGTTGAGTCTGTCCTGAGAACCTTTCATGCTGTGACCAGAAGCTATCACCATAGATAGGATAAGTTCTTCGATCATGTCTCCGTAAAAGAAACGTAGAAGTAAGTTAGCACTTAGTGGCTCACCAAACCCAGGCTTGTTCACTTTGTACCAAAGCTTACGTTTGCACGGTGTGCCAATAGACGAAAGAGATAGATACCCACGAGGCTCTTGCGGCTTACTAAATCTTTTGTTGGCAGACATCGCAATGTTGTTGCCTAGCATAGAACCGATGGTTCCGTTCCAGCCGCCTTGTCCATAGATCACGGACTCAAGGTCTTCAACTAATGTATCAATCTTTTTCATGTTATCTCCTTAAAAGGTAGCCCCCCGAAGGGGGCCACTAGTTGTTTTGGGAGGAGGTTAAAACAACACTTCGCTGTTATTATTTTCAGCTGCAACAGATGGCGAAGCATCATCTGAAACAGTATCTGGAACGTACTGAACATGGTCAAGAACTGTGACCGCATCCAGTCGTGTACCTACAATACTTTTCATCTTAGTATCATAGACTGAGAGGAGAACCTCTACAGTAGACCCATTACCAATGGTGCCATCAAGATCATAGTCCCAATCAGTACCATCAGACTTTTTAACAACAGGTGCACCACTATCCCAATCCCTTCCAGTGTCAAACTTACGGACTAACTTTACCTTTGTACCACGTCCCATTTGATCAGGAACACCACGCTTCATAGAACGTGAAGCCTTTAGTGTGGCTAGGTTGTCATCGTCAAGGATGAGGTCGATTGTGCAAGCACCGTTGCAATCTTGATAGGCTCCATCAAAACCCTGCATGTCACGGTTCTGTGGAAATACTTTTGCCCATTCGGCAATACCAGTTAGTTTTACTTTACGTGTAGCCATTTGGCCCTCCATTGTTAGTGTACATCACTATAGCGTTGACCATACTGAACATCAATACCCAAGTCAACATTTAATTTAAGTTCTTGATTAAGTTTTTCAATAGCCCAGATCAATGCATCTGTGTGTTCATTCTGTTCTCCTTCTTTAACAAGGTTAATAGACTCGTCATGAAACTGACCAATGATGTTTGGTCTTCGTGTTCTGTAGTAAGCAACCCACTTGTCAAAACAATAAGCACCAGTGGATTGGTTAAGTGTAGAGAACACGTCCTTCTCATAACGAAGCGAATGCCAGAAACCGCTTACAGGATTTTGT